TTGCGACCAGTGGACGGTCTTGGGCTATCCCCATGGGGCACACCACAGGGGTGATGCTGTTTCCTGAAGAAACTGGTGATGGTAGTACCATCCCACCAGAGGGATTTCGTAAGGTCTTAAAGAGTGGGCAAGAGTCAACTGCCAAATCTCGTTATATCAAACCAGCCACCTACGAAGACCCACCAAAGCAACTATCACGGGCAGAAGTACTCCAGCGTCTAAGGCCGTTGTTCTTTAGCGACCTGATTAAGGTTGGGCACAACGTTAAGTTTGACGCAAGGTCTATAGCAAAGTATTACGGTGAAATGCCCCCAGGACCATATGTAGATACCATGCTGGCACAACACATTGTTAATGAGAACTTGATGAGTTACTCTCTTGAAAACCTCATAGAGACCAACTATAAAGGGCATAAGGCTTATAAAGGTGCTGGCAAGTTGGGCAAAGAAGTAAACAATAACCCAATAGACGTCGCCTCTTTATATGTACATAGGGATGCACGGTGGACATGGCTGTTGTACACCACCCTTATGCGTAAGATCAATGCCCACTCTGACTTGAAGAAGGCACTGGCGTTAGATTGTCAGGTACTTGAGGTTTTGATGGACATGGAAAATGTAGGAATACCCGTAGATGTCACCAACTTAAACAATTTAAGTAAGGATTTGGACGGAGAACTAAAAGAGGTGTTGGACACAATCCTAACTTACGCACCTACAGGGTTTAACCCAGACTCCAATAAGCATAAGCAAACCTTTTTGTTTTCTAAGAAGTCCGAGGGTGGCTTAGGCCTTAAGCCATTTAAGTTAACTGAGAAAGGCGCTGCGTCTGTTGACGAAGAGTCATTAAAAGCCATAGAGCACAAGCATGTCGTAGTTCCACAGTTATTACGTTGGGCTGAACTTAAGAAGTTAAAATCAACATATGTTGATGGACTTATACCTAAACTTAACAACGGCAGGCTTCATCCGTCGTTTAACTTACACAGAACAGCAACTGGACGACTATCCTCGTCCAACCCAAACCTACAGAACATTCCAAGAAGTTCCAGCATCCGTAAACTGTTTGTCGCACCCAAAGACTGTTTATTACTAGTTGCTGACTATGACCAGATTGAACTTAGGGTCATGGCAATGTTTAGTCAGGATAAGAAGTTGTTGTATGTCTTTGCGAATAATGAGGACATCCATACCGCAACTGCCGCCGCAGTCTTTAAGAAAAAGCCAGAGTTAATTACGCCAGAAGAGCGCCAAATTGGTAAAGGTGTTAACTTCCTTACTGCGTATGGTGGTGGTTCTATGAAACTGTCACGAGTTACTGGCATACCTAGAGACCATGCCGAAGAAATACTAAGTAACTACTACAAGAGTTTTGCGGGGCTAACGGCGTGGAAAAGGGAAGCCGTGGCTAAGGGTTGTCGTGATGGGTACGTATCTACCCTGCACGGACGGCGTAGGAGGCTCCCAGACCTACATTCTAGGGACCAAGGCCTTCGTGCACGGGCAGAGCGCCAAGCAGTCAATGCCATCGTACAGGGAACCGCTGCTGACCTTTGTAAAATAGCGATGGTGGATGTACACACAGCCATGAAGGACACTGGTGTAAAGTTGTTAGTGCAAGTACACGATGAGTTGGTAGCAGCCGTTCCAGAGTCATCTTGCGACAGTATTTTAGAGCCGTTTATTAATGCGATGGGAGAGGGTATGATGTTAGAAGGTGTGCCGATTAGGGTTTCTCATCAATTTGCAATAAGTTGGGCGGAGGCAAAAGAATGAGTGACGTTCAAAGCATTGTAGATAAACGTTTATTTTATCTGATGCTATCGGTTGCCCAGGGTCAAGATTTTGCCCAGAGCATGGGCTTTTCTTCGCCATCAGATGACGTAGGGCAGGCCGAAATGTTTGATATTGCCAGCCGTTGGGCATTATTCGTTAATCAAGGCATTTTGCAAAGTACAGAGGAAGCAGCAGCATGGCTACTAGACTTGCTGTCTGAGCAACAAAAACTAGTTACACCAAGAGAAGATTTAATGCCCGTTTTTGTTGCTTACGGTTTATCCTTACTAAACAAACTTTTAGAAAATGGCAATGTACACATAGTATTAGATGAAGCCTTGTTAGGGTGGAGTAGTCATGAGTGACTGGTGGGCAAAAAGACTGGCTGGAGAGGCACCCTCGCCTTCGCCAATGCTACTTGTTCCAGCGCAATACAGTAATAGACCAGTAGCACCTCAAGAACAGCCCGTACAGAGAGTGCTCAATGAGCAGATGGGGCCTACAGATCAAATTGGTATGGGTGCAGCGATAAGGTTATGGAAAGGTGGAGAAGCGTATCGAGTGGAAGGAGGTAAACGTTGTCCCAGTTGTGGAAGTGCTAATGTGTTTTCACGAACAGGTAGAGGGTCAAACAGTATGATAAACGGAGCAGCACCAGCACCACATTGTTTTGAGTGTGGTTGGAATGGTAAGTACGAGCAAGCATCACAAGGTTCATGGGCAGTCTAAGGAGCATCACATGGTAGATTACGAATCATTAACATCCATCATCGCATCAATTAACAAGAAGTGTGGTGAAGATGTACTAATCAGGGGTTCCCAGATTAGAGAAGAAGTTTTGCGCGTCACATCAGGCGTACTTGCTTATGACTTAATGCTTGGCGGGGGGTGGCCTGTAAACCAATGGTCTGAAATCATTGGCGAAGAATCATCAGGTAAAACAGCATTAGCATACAAAACTATTGCCGCAAATCAAAAGATTAATCCTAACTTTATAGCATTGTGGATTGCAGCAGAAGCGTATGTTCCACAATACGCAAAAGCCGTTGGTGTAGACATTGACCGCCTATGGGTAGTAGAGTCAAACATGATGGAGCAGGTGTACGACATTATTATTAGGGCTTTAGAGAATAGGGCAGTAGACATGATTGTTCTTGACTCCCTACCATCTTTGATTCCTAGCGATGAAGCCGAGAAAGCCATGGACGAATTTACAATGGGTCTTGGTGCCCGTTTGACAGGGAAGTTCTTTCGCAAATCATCAAAGTCACAACGCAGGTCACTAATTGATGAAGACAGGCCCTGTACTGGGTTGGTCATTAACCAATGGCGTGAAAAGATTGGTGTAATTTGGGGAGACAATCGCACTACCCCAGGTGGCAAGGCTAAGAACTTTCATTATTTCGCTCGTGTAGAAGTAAAGCGTGACGAGTGGCTGAAAGATAAGGAAGAGATAGTTGGCCAGACCATTAAAGCACGTACTATTAAGAACAAGACATACCGTCCACAACAAACAGCAGTAGTTGACTTTTACTTTACTAAATCAAATGGCTTTACTTTTGGTGACTTTGATACTGTTAAGGACGTTGTAAACATCGCCATAGCCATTGGACTAATCCCACGTGCGGGAGCGTACTACTCATTTAAAGACCAAAAATGGCAAGGTAAAGAAGCGTTACTCTTAGCGGTTCGTGAAGACCTTGACCTACAGAAAGAACTCAAGGACGCTGCGTTTGGGCACTTTGGATTGAAAACACCAGCAGAATGATACTAGGTAGTGATGGTGCGCATAAAGACAGGATGAAGCGGTCTAAAAAGCAAGAGAGTAAGACAGCAGGTAGGTATAACGGAAGCCGTAATGCAGGTTCAGGTTCAGGGTGGATGAGGAAAAATGATGTAAGAAGTCACGAGTTCCTTATTGAAAACAAGTTTACGGATAATCTAAAGCAGTATTCAGTTAAATTAAAAGATTTGCTAGAACTAGAAGAACGTGCAATATTAGAAGATAGGATTCCAGTACTACAGTTTGAAGTACAAGGCAAAGGATTTGTGATACTAAATGAAAACGACTTCATAAGTATGTTTTATGAGTAACGACGACTTTAACATTGAGAACTTAAAGAAACAGTTGCGTATCAAAGGACGCTTAATACCCTTTGCTGCGGCTCAGGCCTCCATTGAGAGTGACCAGGATACGAAGTTGCGGGATACAGCACACCTACACCCAAGTGAGATATGTAAGCGTGACTGGTGTCCACGTGCATCTATGTATAAAATACTGGGATACACCCCAGAAAAAGAAAGGGACTACGGTTTCCAAACTTTAAACATCTTTAAAACTGGACATGATATTCATGATAAGTGGCAGGGTTGGCTGGAACGAGCAGGGGTGCTAACTCAAAAAGAGGTACCGCTATACAGCGAAGAGTACCACATTAAAGGGAACGCAGACGGAATAATCCTGGATTACACTGGCGAAGCCGTTTTAGAAATTAAAAGTGTTGGTGCTGGAACAGTTAGGTTTGAAAATCCAGAATTGTATTATAAGTATAGTAAACAAGAAATAACTCACGAAGAACTGTGGACAAAGATTAGGCAACCCTTTCCGTCACACTTACGTCAACTAAACATTTATATGTTTGTATTAAACATCCACTCTGGAATTGTATTATATGAATGGAAAGCCACACAGGCCTGCAAAGAGTTTGAAGTTAAGTTGCAAAAAGCCTTAATTGAGCCGATACTCGCAGCGTGCGCACTGGTTAAAAAGGCGTTAATGGATGGTATATTGATTGCTAGACCAGTTTGGGCGACAACTAAAGAACACACAACATGTAAGCAGTGTCCGTTTAAGACGGAATGCTGGAAAGAAGGAAATAATGCTGAAGGCATACCACTTGGAGAACACCCCAATTATGCAAGAATTCTTGCGGAAGTTCTCACTCCCGATGCGCCCATCGGAGAACATTCCCGAAATACCACAACAGTTAGACAACTTATCCGACAGTGACTTAATGGAGCACTACTCCGAGTTTATGGCATGGTTGTCATACGCTAAAGCAGAGTTAGTTATGTCTGAAATAACGGAAGAACGTTGTGCCAGTGATTGCCACTTAACAGAAGCCAAAACGTTGATTATGCAATGGAGTGGAGGAAAGGGAGACACCGTAACCCTTGCTAAAGCCCGCCGTGACATTGATGACAATGTAATACACACGCAAGAGCAACATTTGAATTCTCGCGCCTATCGCAAACTAGTGGAATCTGTGTTTGAACGTTGTGAACGTGGGTCGCAAGTATTATCACGTGAATTAAGCAGGCGTATTAGTTTGGCACCAAATGAGCGTAGGTTAACTAGGTTTGCACCATAAGGATTAATGTGTGACGAGAAGGAGAACAAAGTGAGCGATAACACAGAGAAGTTTGCGGTGTGGGTAGATGGGCTGATTGCCGAATCTAAGTCGCAGGTAAAGCGGCTCAAGACGCAGACTGGTGGTGCTATGGGTGGTATGCGACCCGATTTCACATGGCCTAATGGTGCTGGCGGGGAACCGCAACCACAAGTGGATGTTGATTTGCTGGTTCAAGAGTTGGCGATGGCTAACGGGCATATCAAATATTTACAGGCAGAACTTGGATTGGAGAAACGGATGCACACCCAGTTACAAGCGGAAGTGGACAACCTAAGGAGTAGACAGCAATGAGTGAACCAGCAGATATTGTTGCCGAAGCGAAAAGTGCTGTTTGTTGTATCTTTGACGCTTTTGGTGGTCGCCGCGCTCGTAATGCGGTTGAAGCGCTGAGTGACCTAGTGGAACGGCTACAAGCGGAACTTAGCCTGTTGAAAGAATCTATCGAGTCGCAAGTGTTCGGTGAAATCAAGGCACCAACCGAGTTCGACAAACGCTATTGGACTGCCGCCCAAAAGAAGACCGCCGCCACCGCCATACTTGGAGACTCAAACCCACCTTACCCCGTAGTACCAAAACGCCCACGACTCACCCGTAACGCCGCACATTGCCGTACCTGCAATACGACTATAGAATCAAAATCCCGTCACAGTTGGGTGGCATGTGGCTGTCCACCAGACTCAAGCACAGGCATCTACGTTGATGGTGGCCTTGCTTATAGCCGTCGAGGTGCAGGAGTCAATGCCGATTACTTTGATCTATGTGAGTACGAAGGAGACAAGAAATGAAATATAAAGAGATCAGCAAAGCAGAAAGAGTAGCCGACCGAGTTGGATTCTGGTTGTCAGTAACTTTCATCATGGTAATAACAGTATGGTTAAGCGTTTGGTTCGCATGGCAAATACTTGGATTCTTGGTTAGCCGTAATGGGTGAGCCAGAATCTGTTAGCGACAGGATTGGCAACATCATTTCTGAAGACTCTGGCGAGTTTCTTACCGAGTTTGTTGTGCTCGCCAACTGCGTGGATAATGATGGAGACAACACCTTCTACTATTTGACCCCAGAAGGGCAACGCATGTCCAACACTCTCGGGCTATTAGAAAGTACCGCCGCTGTCGTCAAAAGTTGGATAGTGGAGGGGTACAGTATACATCAGGAAGGAATGGAAAATGATGAGTGAATCACTAGATATTGTTGCTAAGTGGAATGAGCATATGTTTAGTAGGCCTTTCGTGAACAACTCGACGCTCGCGCTCGGCAACAGACTGTGTGCCGAAGTGGAACGGCTACAAGCAGAGAATATAAAACTGAAAGCCAAGGCCGAGGCTTTGCGAGCAGGACTTAGGAAACGTTGGCGGTGGTTATCGGTACGGGGGAAAATGAAATGAGTGAACCAGTAGAAGCCGTGTCTATCGAGCAGGCGCGGTCTGAACAGCCGTTCTGGTGTCTATGTGACCCAAAACAACTGTATCTGCATAACAACACTGATTCAGCATGCCGTCACGACGATATGTTGGGGTTACATGAGCGTATTGCCCTACTAAGAGTGCAGTTGCAGATGGCGAACGACAAACTGATAGACCAAGTGTTTCAGCCGCCGCAGTTGTCGTCAATGATGTTGAAGGCGCTAGATGTAGTAGGTACAAAATGAAAACTAAACTTATCAAATCAACGAATAATCCAGTATTGCGGTTGTACGGTAATCTGGCGTCATCATGGACAATAAAGTTACTTCAGCCAGCAATGATGGATGACAAGCACAATATGTTTACATGGCCCCTTGCCGCTATCATGAACCATTCATTAAAGTATGCTGATTTTTATGAAGTAATAGATTGGGAATTAGGAGGAGAACCAAATGAGTGAAGTATATACTGTTGACAGCGCAATTGAGTTCGTGCGAGAGTGTAAGTTACAAAGTGTTGATGTTCTCGCCGCACTATGTCTTGCTGACGAAGTGGAACAGTTGCAAGCAGAAGTGCACTGGTTGGAAAAAGTGGAAATGAGACTGCTACAGAAAGAAATTGAACGCCAACGCACAGTAATTGAAACCCTTGAAACTGCCGACTGGTTTGCCGAACGCGCCCGCGCTAACTCGCTTCAGTTTGAAGTGGAACGGCTGAATGAAGCGTTTGGTTGGTTAAAGGCAGATTATGATAGCCGAGGTTTAGAGGTTGACCATTTGCGCACACTTGTTGTCCATTACGAAACCGACAAAGTGGAAACCGAAATGAGCGAAGAAAGTGGAGAAACGCTAAGTACAACTGTTAGGTTGCTGGCAGACATAGCAAAAGAAGGGGAAGGGCGCATCACTCTTAAGTTTGAGCCAGCCTTTCTATATGAGATTGCTAACGCCCTAGAACACCTAGAGGACTTAGATGTGATTGTTGGTGGATGGTTAGAACGTGGGGAATAAGCATAAGGCTAAAGGTACGTCGTACGAAACCCTTATTAAGGATTATTTAATAAACAAAGGTTTTAAGGAAGCACGACGCACGGCCTTGGCTGGTGCTGGTGACACTGGGGATATTAATGGGGTAGTTCAACGAACCACTAATCGCCCTCTTTGCATACAGTGTAAAAATCAAAAGAAGTGGGATGTAAGTGGATGGCTTAATGACACTATAGAGCAGGCTGGGAGATTAGGTAACGCCCTACCAGCGCTACTCATCAAGCGTCCTGGAAAAGGGGCAAAAGCAGTCGGTGAGTCCTATGTCGTGATGAGGTTAGATGACTTTGTAGAACTGCTACAGGACGCACAATACCAGTAATATAGTAGTACACACTAACTGGAATTGTAGGTACTATATGGCACAAGAATTTCGCGGCATCATTGATGATTTTATTAAAGTTTCTGGCAGCAGTAATCCCCAAAGCGTAGGGTCGATCATTGCTAGAGCCGTTAACGCTGGGCAACTTCCCAAAATACGAGCCATCGGTGCTTCAGCCGTAAACCAAGCAGTAAAAGCCTGCGCTATTGCTAGAGGCTTTGTTTCCCCTAGGGGCATTGACATCGTATACATAATCGGATTTGATGATATTATTGGTGAGAACGGCGACACTATTTCAGCAATATTCTTTAAACCCATTGTGAGGCAATAATGCCAACTAACCATAGAGGTGAACCTGTAGGGGATAACCACGCAAATAGAATTCTCGCCGCCAAGGAAAGGGAGCGGGCAAACCATCTCCAATCCGAGAATACTGCGCGACTACGGGCAGAAGAGGCTGATAGCGGAATGCATTCTGATAATGAACATTACCCAGATACAGACTATGGGGATACGGATATGAGTTACAACGAGCCAACATCCTATTGGGAGCCAGGTGACGACGTATGAAAAAGATTCGTGGTGGAGCAGGTGCAGGTCGTGGGGATAATCCACACCACAAAGCAGGTTTGGGCGGAGGTTTAGATGACATCTTTACTGAAACTGAAAAGCAAAAACTAAAACTGGATTTACAAGCCAGCAGTATGTATGATGATAAAACAAAGGCTGAGGCAAGAGCACTATACGATTCTCGTGAGTTTGGTAGCGAAGGTTCTGACTCCTTTCCAGAAGGTAGCAGGTACGACGAAGGTGACCCTGACGCAGAACTCACGGCTGACGAGCAAAGGCAAGAAGACCGTTGGGCAAACAGGAGTAACGACTTTGAAATGGGTAATGAATACGATGGCGACTAATGTCTAGCGGGCGTAGGAAGCCGTCTTCCCGTAATAACACACGGTATTGGCGTAAGAAGAACCAGACACACCCTATTTCTCCAGTTGGCGGAGGCTTACAGGGTGGGCTAGTGGCAGCATCTGCACAAAATAATGGAGGACTAGCGTAATGGCGGCTAATACCTTTACATCATGGGCTACCCCTGAACAGGGGCCTGGAGTAGGTACTGCTACTACCTTTGGTCCTACCCCAGTATTCCGCAACGCCAAAGACATGCAGTTGTCTGGCTATAGGACTTCTAGTGACACACAGTATCCAGATGGATACCTCGGCACGATGTCGTCCAACCGTCGCCAAGATAAGGTTCTAGGAACGCTAAGCCGTATGAATGCCCGCCAGTACTCACGTGGGGTACACAAGGGTGAGCGTATTAATGCGGGTGACTACTTATGGCCCGATGAGTTCAACATGTGGACTGGGCTGAATCTAGAGGCACAGGGCAAGAAGTTCTCACCACCTGGAGCCGAACCAGTACGACTAACAAATGATGGTAAAGTCGGCCCAAGAGGCATATCTCGTGATAGAGAAACAGTAGAAGCACAACAGTACAGTCCTGAAAGGCGTTCACGCTTAAAGGCATTAGCGCCACGCTGGAGGTAGGCTATGCCAAGAAATTATAGTGACGACTTCGTAGATAGTGCTAGGCATGAGCATGATATTGACGGTCCTATTTGTAAGACTTGTTGGAGTCCATTAACTACTTCTTATTTGCGTGACTCACGGCAAATGGGATACAATGCGTTATGCCCAGACTGTGATAAGAACGCACATAGGACACCAGTTCATGGGTATGGGCGAAGCAATTGACTAGGGAGTATTGGTCAGAAGAAGAGGGTGTAATGAAAGACCCTATAGACGACCTGCACGGTATTGAGAGGCTACAACACCGACTAGCCAGAAGGGTACTTAAACCAACTTCTATAAACGTTGCAATACAGTTACAACACCAACGTTTAGACAACGGCGGGTGGGGAAGAAACATAAGTGCCGCACGTTCCGAACCACCACGCTTGTCTGATGAACACGAAGACCTGTTACGTCAAGGCTTGGCTAATCCAGATGTTCACCATGGTTTTGAAAGATCGTTTCGTGAACTATTTACTCCTAAAGTCAATCACCGCGAAGGTCTATATCGTAAAACAGGGGCGGACGTACCAGACCCACACACTGGTGGGGACAGGTCGCACCAAAGTTTTGAAGAGCATTTACAAGACGTTAAGCAACATAAAGACCGCACAAACCCACGAGTGGTGACCGCTGCTGCCTTACTTGGTGTAAATGCTGTTAGTGGTGCCCTCGACTACGCCACACAAAGCCGTGAACTTCCAAAAAGAAAGCAGTTTGATGCTGATATGGATGGAGAAGGTCCAGCAGGAGTCTATGACACAACAGAAGTAGGACGCTTTAAACTAGTTCAAAGACAGAAAACTAGAAACCTTTCACGTTTTGGCAAACTCAAAGCAAGGGTTGCGCCATATCACGCTGTTGTTCACGAACTATCAGATAGTTATGGTGGCCGAGAAGAGGGTGGCTGGTACTATACCTCTGGGAAACTAGAGCACACAAGCAGGGGTCACTTGACACAGCGCAGTGCAAATAGAACTGCCGAGACGTTAAGAGAAACATATACACATAAAGACCGCAATAGCCTAAACATAAGTGCATCTGATGCATACCAAGAAGACCTTGATAAGGGTGTATTTGAACCAATGATGTATCAAGACAATGCTGCGCATGCTGAGGGCATGCCATCACACTTTATACAAGAACCAGACGACGAAGACTACGATTACTCACATTTTGGTCAACACTCAAAGGACTATCAGGTTAGTACAGTAAAAGGAACATCGGGAGATTACCCACAAAGCCGCCCTTATTACGAGTAGTGAAACAAGGTATACTAGAACATGGCTAGAGGCAAAGACACATCAAAAGACGGTGCTAGAATTGTGGACTTTGCAGCCTTTAAAGCACGGTATTTGGCAAGTCAGCGCGTACAGCACCCATCAACTCCCGAAGTTCAAAAACGCCTTAATGACGCTTTAGCAGAAGAGCACAGCCCAATTGAAAACGCTACACCTGCACAAATTCCGTATGATTGGGTAAAAGAAGACCCTGATTTGGGGTATGAAGGCAGTATAGATTCTGACCCAACCCCACAACACGGAACTGTGCGCCCACCATTAACAGATAAAGAACGGAATGATGACTAATGGCTAAACCATGGCAATCCCGTCAAGAGATGCTTGTAGACCTTGCGCTAGAATCAGCCATATCTGACCCAGAGACAATTCGCCAGATTCGCCCAGTAACACCAATACAAATGTCCCCAGAACGATATGGGTATTCTAAGCGCGAATCAGGTATAATGGACGTATTATCGTTACAGCGTAATGCTCCAAGTAATAGGTCGTGGGTTTCAGGAGCACCAGTTATGTTTCGTAACGGTTTTATTGATGATAGTTTTGAAGGTTCTAGTAGGTACTCTATGCAAAGTTTGTGGTCATAACTTATGCCAGTTAATCCATACGAAGGTTTACAGCAAGCGGCATGGGGTGGTAGGCCACTAACTTCTAAGACAAACGAGCAGTTGACTGATAACTTTGGTAACATTAGAGAACTTGGAAGGTCATCGCTACACCAACAGAGCAGGGCTACAGGTGGGAACATTGGTGCCGCCGCTAGTATAAACCAAGGGCATAGAAGTAAGGGTTCGGCACCAGCGTGGACTGACAAAAAACTAGTAGCCCCAACAGCACGAGGAAGCGGGAATAATGCAATGGCACAACTGAGCGGTCCAAATTATGGTAATCAAAAAGTAACTGCACCTTCTAGCGGTGCCGCTAGTGCTGGTCGTCGTGGTGGCGCTTTTGGTGCAGGACATGGTAAGGGGGGTGGTTCAGGAACCACCATTGGTGGTGATGTTAATATCAATACTGGGACCTTTACTGGGATTCAGGGCGCTGGCGGTAATGTTAGCGGAGAGAATAATCAGGGCGGTGTAGGTAATGTTAGCGGAGAGAATAATCGTGGTGGCATTAGTAATGACAATAGCGTTCGCGGTCTGCCTGCAACGCCCCGCAGAGGTGGCGGCGGACGCACGAAGACTCCAACAAAACCAACAGCCACTCCAGCAGGACCAACACCAACAACCACTCCAGGGGCAGTTGGTGCAGGACCAACCCCAAAGGGACTAGGACCAGGGACTCCAGAACCAACAACGCCAGTTAAGCCTATGACTCCAGGGTCTCCAGACCGTACCCGCACACCACCAGCGGATACACCATCTCCAGACACCCGTCCTCGTTCAACAGACTCACTAACGCCACCGCCACTACCAGACCGTACCCGTACAAAGGTAACTGATGCTACGGTTCCCACTGCAACCGCTGGGCCAGTAGGCGGTAAAAGTAATTTTATTCTAAACACAGATAAGTCCCCTGTAAAAGGTGGCTATGCCCCTACCCCAAAGTATGGTAATTACGCGGATGCTAAAAAGGTTGCCACTGATAAACAAGGTGCACGAGGTCTTAGTGACAAGCCAGCACTTGATAAGTCTGGTGGACCATATGTTACAAACACAGATAAGTCAGGTACTGGAACACCAGTCTTTGGTGGGAGGGAAGCGGCGGTAAGCGCAGCAGCGGGAAAGAAAGAGGCAAGGGATAGCAAGAGCACTACTCGTGGGTTTAACCCAGCAACAGCCCCAGCAGAACCAACAAACCCATCTGGTCGTAAAAAAGCGACACCAGGGAAGCGCACACTTGAGCCAGTAGGTGATGGGCAGATTGGACCACGCACTAATATAGACGGTAGTGAAGATAAGAAGCAGTACACGACAGGTACTGGGAAGTCCCCAACAGGGGGAGGTAAGGGAGTTACACCCTCGCTAATCCAACCAGCAGGTCCAAAGGGTGCAATAAAGGCAGCGGCTACTAAGAAAGTAACTGACGCAGTTGCCAAACCCCCAACAAACGCATCTGCCCCTAAAGCACGCACAAAGAAAAAGAAAGCAACTACCGAGGAGTAATTATGGCTGTAAATGAAGCACGCTCAATGAACCGAGACCTAGTACTAGGCGCAACTGATGGTAAGTTTAAAAACCTCACCCCAGACAGGGGCGGGGAAGTAGACACACTAGATGCAACTATTCGTGCCCAAGAACTTCAATTACAGTACGACCTAGTTAATCGCACACCTATGGCAGACTTGCCAACAGCAGCGTACGGTCGGAGAAGGTAATGGCTAGAGGAGAAGACACAAAAAACCACCCAAACCGTCAGGTTGGAAGACGAGAGGGTGGTGTCTCATACGGAACATATTTGGGAAATGTAGGAGACACTCATATGTTTTCTGCTGAAAGCACTGGTGGTGGAGAAACAGATTCACTTTCTTTCAACTCCCCCAAAGGATACACCGCCACCTACAATCGCGGGCAAAAGTATGCGTGGAGTACTGGCTCAAGGAATATGCCCGTCTAATGGCTAAAGGTAAAGACGAAGCGTACAATCCTAAGCGTAGACCTCCGAGGTACGATTTTGGAGTTGACTCTGATTCAGAACTAGTAGAAGAGTCAGAGCGTCGAGCAGAACAACCAGACTGGGTGTTGCATAAGTCGGGTGAGTTAGACAGAGAAGAAATGCAAGCAAGGGAAGATGCTAAGGGAAATGATGGTGTGGCGGGGCCAGGGGATGCTAAGGATAATTCTGGATTTTCAGATAACGAAATTAAGGATTAATTATGCCCTTTAGTCACGTACCTGGAAAAGTGGCTACTAATAAACTTGCTCCTTTTAAGGACAGCGCAAATGTTGTACGTGCTAACGCACTATTAGCCAGTATTAATCGTGACATACATAGTCAAGATTTAATAGATGGCGCTAATCGTCAATGGGGTCCAGATACAGACGAAACCATAGAGCAACAGCGTGCTGATTTTGATACCAGTAAAGGCATATTTAGAGAGGGTGAACATTTACAGGATTTAGCGGTACACGACTTTGAACATGGGACTAATTTTAGGGCTGAGTACGAAACTGAAGCAGTGTCTTTGGACCCATATAGTGTCAGAAGTCGGTTGTTGGGCACTCCGTCTAGTCCAGAGGACGTTACAGAAATTATGCGTAGGTTTAGTGCCGCTCCAGAGACCAGTTACTCCACTTCACCATCGCGTCGCCCACCATTAACAGGTACAGCACAACCAATATACACAACGAGGCACGGCGCTCCAGGCTCTACTTTTGATGATAGCGCAGAAGGCCGTGACGATTACAATGAGATGTATGGTATTGCAAGACTACACCCTGAAGCGCGTTGGTCCAGGCCTATAAGCCGCCCAGCAAGGTCACGGACACAGACTAGGGGTAGGAGAGTCTCAACAGATGTATTGATGCAACACGCCGCTAGTGGTGGTATTGTAGACCTACGGGCTGGTGGAGTGGGCGGACACCAACCAGGACAGCATTCAGTAAGGTACACCAGTTCACAACAAGGTTCCGTTAGTCCTGATATATCATCAGGTAGATTGGCACATCGCTATATTGCGTCACTTCAAGAGGGAGATACAGAAGCAGTAGTTCATTCGTATTCTACGCCAATTGGTTGGCGCACCAGAGATGCCATGGGTGCATCATCTTGGGTAGTACCCGCAGTAAAGTATAGTAGGACTACATCAAAGCATCAAGGCAAGTTACGAAACCAACTTTCTCGAAGTAACTTTGCCCAAACTGAACATGACCCAGAAGTATGGGAACAGACATGACACCAGATAAGAAAATGGGTAGGTACTATCATCACCCTGTTGAGGTGCCACCAAAGCCACGGCAATGGCAATACACAAGAGACTACCGTAATGATAATGCCCGCTTTGAATCAAAAGACACTGGGCAATTATGGGGTGTAAGTATGCATGCGGTCTTAGGTAGTGGGAAACGTCATACAGGACCAGTTGTTTATGATTACCCTCATGAATGGCAAGCCATAGCCCACGCAGAAATGCTAAACAAAGAACTTGATGCCAAGGGCGATACGGTATAATAGTCACATGCCTGCTAGAGACGGTCGAGACACATCCAAAGACGTACGTCGTCGTCCACAGCGTCCTCGTATTGGTGGAGTGTACGAGTGGCATCCAACGGGATTAGACGCATTTGACCCCAAGGTAAGGAGTAAAAGAGGTTCCCTAGTTAGGGTAGCAAAAGGAAGTCAAACAGGTTCAAAAGGGCGCACACCAAGACCATTTACATATCTAGAAGACCCTTACACTGGTGAGTTTTTAGGACTAGGTTTAGATGATAGTCTGAGGGCACAAGGGAATGAAGAAGTAAAAGAATAGACATACAAAGAGGTTAACAAATGATTGGAGTAGCATATGGCTAGTGACGACTACCGCCTATTGGTGTGCAAAACACACGGAACTATGTGGAAATTGCGCCCTTACGATGGACCAGGCGAATACGATATGGAACTTAGGGAGATATGTAACCGCCACAATGCCCAAGTCCCAAACCCAGAAGCCTGTAAAGCATCTATTTTTCGTACGGATGCCGAAACTGCTAAAAAACTGGATATGGAAACAATTCTCACAAATAAACTAAAAGACCACGATGTCTACATTAAAGACTATCGAGATGAACTTAAGGTGGATGCACTTAAGTGCTACAGTCGGCATAATCGCCCAAAGCATGGGTGCATTGATTGGCGCATTGACGCTAAAATCATTGGACGTAAGACAGGGGTACCAAAAGACAAACTACAGTACCTATGTTATTACTGCCCAGCAGCAGAGTACTACACCCACAGGGAAAGAATAGAACTGGGGTTGTACGACTAATGGTAATCATTACTTTTGAAGTCATCGCCAATAGGGCTAAAGAGATTGGCGCAAGCCAACCAAGTAAGTACGGTAGAAAACTTTGGAATCTATTCTTTGGTGCTTACAATGGTCGCATTTGCGTATTAATTAATGATATTGCAAAGCATCAGCACGAGTTAGCAATGGAATGGCTTAAACGGGAAAACTTTAAACCAGGCTCCATTGACTTCCATTGGGAGAAGGGTTCAGAAAACCGTTTAGATAGGGTGAGGGCGCTACACGCCATCCATACTAAGATTGATTGGTTTATAGATAAGGACGCAGAAACTATTGCTAAAGTGCTGAAAGATGGCATCCCTACACTAATGGTATCTATGCCGTACACCATTAGGCCTGAATGGGAAGAAGAGCGTACTATAGTAGGGTGGGATAAACTGTCGGAAGAACTGGACATCCAAGCCCTTAAAAAGGCAGAACGGGAATGGAAAGAATGATACCAATGACGCGAGAGGGCATTGAGGCAGTGTTAGAAGACATGGGAGAAAGCACACTGCTTATGGATGGCTTTGACGGAGCATTTATTGGCTTTGCGCGGCGACTAAATGAACCCTGCCTAGCCGTATATGACTACGAGAAAATGGTGACGGTCTGCGTTGAGCGTGACGGAATGGACGAGGAAGAAGCAATGGAGTATATAGATTTTAACTGCGTAGGGGCTTGGGTGGGGGAGCAAACACCCATTATTGTCATTGCCCCAGGCTGCTAATTATGCAACTGTTTTTTGGTGGTGCTGAAAAGAGCATGTATGCTTCAATGCTTAAGACCTGTGGGGTAACTCGCTATGGCATCAACTTAACCCACTTTAACATCCCTAAAAAGAAGTTAGTAGACCTAAAAGAAAAGTTTAACGGCGGTGAAATCCTTATATATACGTCAGAAAATGATGAGGATATCTCTAGACTAGACTCCTTTTTACGGATGAACGCCGATGACTTAACGTATGTACTTGGTAGGCCTGACTATAATGGAGAGTGGTTAGGGAGTAAATATATCCCCATCTGGAACGATGGCACTGATTTGGAACGCTTCAACCACCTTTGTCAGAGGTATGGCAAGGTGGCTATTAGCGACAAGGCTTTGACCCAACACCAGCCCAATAAGATTAATGCTATTGCCCAACGTTGGAATGCAACCCTATTAGGGATTACATCTAAACCTGATTATATTGAAAAGATTGAGTGGGAAGCCGTTTTGGTTAACTCATGGACTAGTGCTGTACGCTATGGGGAGACCCAAGTATGGACTGGACATGGCCTTCGCAGATACCCTGCACAACAAAAAGACTCTGCAAGAAGGCGGCATCGGGCTGACATCGAACGCCTGGGTATATCCTATGAGAGCGTAATGGCAGACGAAGTTGACGCTGTTGGTGCACTAGCGATCAAGTCTTGGAAGAGTTATGAACAACGAGTTTTTGGGGGCTATGACCAAGTGAAAACTACGAATAGTGATGATAACGAAGTAACCAATAATGGTGACATAACAATTATACCAGCACAATACCCAACTAGCACTAATGCGGTTTCTAGGGGGGGAAGTATTGTTGTACCACTTCCAGAAAAGCGGCACGAAAGAGAGCGTCTATTATTGCCCGTTATGGGGGTGGACTCCGTTACATCGGTTGGCTCTCAAACCGTTGATAGCAATGGAGAATCCATAGAAATCGCTCCTGAAAATATTAAGATAATGCGCTATGAAAACAACTTATTGAGGCACTGCAATAATTGTTATCTCGCCCCAAAATGTCCTGCATTTAAGGAAAATGCTGAATGTGCATATAAGTTGCCTATAGAGATTCGTACCAAAGAACAATTGCAGGGTGCTTTGAGGGCACTGTTAGAGATGCAAGTAGGTAGAGTAATGTTCGCTCGGTTTGCCGAAGAGATAGAAGGGCAAGGACTTGACCCCGCTTTATCACAAGAGATGGATAGAGTCTTTGACATGGTAGACAAGTTTAGGAACATTACAGATACCCGTGATATGGTTAGGTTTGAAGTAGAGGCTCGTGGTTCTAGCGGCGTACTGTCTAGGCTATTTGGTTCACGGGCTGCGGAAGTTGCTAATCCCATGCCATTAGGTGGGATAGGGCCAGCGGCTACAGAGAGGTTCTATAATGAAGTACTAGACATGGACGAAGATGCATAATGCCGAAAAAGAAGTTACCTTATACTTACATTTGTGGCTTGTGTGGAGGCACGGTTTCAGTAATAAGCAATAAGTACAACCCCATATGTAATAATAAGTTGGTACACTCATCTACTCGCATCGAAATGGAACTATTAGACAGAAATGGGATTATTAAGTGGCCAAGCACGAACACCGACACATAACTGATGTAGGTATTGATTTAGATGGGGTTGTCTACCCATTTACAACAGCCTTTAGAAAGTACTGCCAAGATGTATTGGGGGATGGAGACTACCCAGACCCACAAACATGGACGTTTTATAAAGAGTGGGATATCTCATCAGATAATTTTACAAAGATGCTTGAGGAAGGCCCAGTAACCCATAACCTCTTTGCTAATGAAGTACCTATGGAAGGTTCTCAAGAAGCCTGGGAACTGCTACGTACGTTAGGTGTCAAAGTACACGTCATTACATCACGACCACATACTGCTTGGGCACAGACAGCCCAATGGTTAGTAACACATGGACTAACGCCAGACCACCTATTCTTTACGCACGATAAAGCGATACTGTCACACGTAGCAGAGCAAGAGTCAGCCATGATTGATGACCATGTTGAGTACTATGAGCAATTAGAAAACGCTGGTGTTATATCAGTACTACGTAACCAACCATGGAATCGTCATAAAGAAAACGCTAGAAGAGCGGAATCCTTATTAGAGTTTGCTACACTTATAGAAAAGGTAAACAACAGGGAGATATCATGGGTGAAAAAAGAGGTAAAACCGAGCGGGAAGTTCTATTACATGACGCCTCTAATTTAGTCGTCGGTACCCGTAACAACGATTACGGAGACCCGTATGATGACTTTAGGCTGACATCAGAATTGTGGGAGTCCTACTTATCTCGCATATTTGAAAAGCGCAAAGGCATTAAACTAGAGCCACACGACATCGCCGCAATGATGGTTCTTTTAAAAGTCAGCCGTTTGTCATGGACACCGACAAAGAAAGACCATTGGCTAGACCTTGCTGGCTACGCAGCCTGCGGTTGGGATTGCACAACGAGGGATGAAGAGTGATGAACTACTTTACTATAGAGCAGGACAGAGCAGAAGAGCACACCAGGATAGATAATGCCTATCAAACAACTAGCCACTTACTTTGTGACCCTATATACACCTTAACAGACATTGCTGAAAAGACAGTCATGTCATTAACTGAACTACGTTATGCTGGTTGGGAAAACCTGTATGACTACATTAGAGGTTTAGAAAACCAAGTAGAAGTACTAAAAAAAGAAAAAGATACAGAAACACAAAAATTGCATAATCTTGTTGTAAGCATGGAAAGTGTTGTTGCAAATATAACTAATGCATATAGATCATCACGGACGGTTGAAGAATACAGCAAGGAAGAGTAGTGTCGCATGCCTGGCAAGGCTCGGCCTTGTGCATTGGTAAGAATTTAGATTTTTGGTACCCACCGCTAGAAAGTGATGAGCCTGAGCAATACTATGCGATTGCTCGTGAAGTTTGTAATATTTGTCCTGTGTGGATAGAATGTTTGAATGCTGGGAAAACAGAAATATGGGGTATGTGGGGAGGATTAACCCCCATAGAACGCAGTGTCTTTAAGGAAAAGCCTAAAAAAACAGCACTACGATTACATGGTACAGCACCCCGCTATAGACAAGGATGCCGTTGTGACATTTGTACCAAAGTCCATACAGCAGTAGCAAAAGAAATAAAAGATATTACAATTATTCCTGGATATCGTGTGCCATCAAGCACAGTTGATCTTTTTGAAATGTTGTATAGGTTGCTCCAGTAAGTTTGATATAATAGAGGTAGACCGTAACAGCAATAAGTGTGTCAACATAGGCACTCTCAAAAACTTGTTACGGTTTTTTCTATAACTCTATTGAGGAGGACACACTTGATACGCTATTGGATAATTTCTATTTACATACTAATTGGGACAGTAATCATAAGTACGAACGAAGAGAGCGTAAAGGAAACGGTTATTACCGCTGACATGATTAGCGTAATAGAACCAAGGATTATTGTGGAACGTTTAGCAGTGGTAACGGTAGCACTACCAGAGACACCAACCGTGGTAAAGACTAACAAGCACACACACGTAGAGAAGTCTTGTCCACAATTTGAGGAAGCCTTCAAAAACTATGGGCTTGAGCCAGTGAGCACCTTTTCGTATATTGCTTACCGCGAGAGCCGTTGTCGGATAAAGGCTATCAATGCAAAATGGGACAAGAATGGCAACATGACATGGGCACTAAACAAAGATAGGTCCTATGACTCTGGCTTATTGCAGGTAAACTCGTCATGGGTTACGGTTACTAAAAACGTCTGTAAACAAGACATATCAGCCCTATTAACCCTGGATTGCAACCTAAAAGTAGCAAAATACTTGCTAGATAACGGTGGACTTAACCACTGGGGCATGTAACATAGTAAACAAGAAACACGACCACACAGGAGAACAATATGTTAATAGATTCAACCAACCTTTGCGGAACTGCTGAAGCAGCAGTCACTTTAGGTGTACTGAAGCAACGCATCCACACCCTTCGCAAACGTCTAGACTTCCCACCACCAGTTGCAACTTTAGCGGCTACCCCAATTTGGGACAAAGACGAGTTGTTGGCATTTAAGAGCACTTGGAAAAGGGCGACCACCCAAGTAACCGACACCGAGTAATGCTCGTTGGGGTAGCATCGGGAGACTACATATCAGCCGAACAATCCTCTGATGGGAAGGTCCATTGGGGTGGTGCAGGCTGGGCACGTCTTGGGCAGTACTTGCCACTGCTAGAACATGAAGTTATTATAGGAACGCTTGTTTGGCACTACAACTGCTTTAAGATAATGACACCTGATAAAGTCATGCACGACATACATGTAGTGATACTACAACGCATTATGAATGAGGGCTTAGATAGACATATCAAGTTGGCTCGTAAAATTGGGCAAGTAGTAATAAATGACGTAGATGATTGGTACTGGGGGCTTGACCCTAACAACCAAGCGTGGCACGCATCACACCCCAGAGCCAACCCTGTTGAGCACATCTACCATTACAAGAGTGTAGTAATGGCAAGTAGTTTAATAACGGTATCAACTCCGTACTTACAAGAGCGCATCAGTAGGTGGAACCCAAAGTGTGAAGTACTGCTAGTACCTAATACTGTGGACATTACTCGTTTCAAAAAACACGACCACACAAAACGTGTACCTGTTGTGGGTTGGGCTGGCTCAACTGACCACCGTAGTGGTGACTTAGAAGTACTACGTGGTATTTTAACGACCACACATAAGACGACCACACATAAATACACATTATTACATAGTGGGGCACGTATAGGGTCAAGGACATTTGCGGAAGCCGTAGGTGTTCCACTAAGCGCAGTTAAGACAAAGCCAGCAACCGACGCAGAAGATTACCCAAGTTTGCTGACGATGGACATAGGGCTTGCGCCGTTACGCAACTGCGCGTTTAACCATGCTAAATCCGAAATAAAACTTCTAGAGTATTCCGCAAGCGGCATCCCTTGGATTGCGTCTAAAACGCCAGCGTACGTAGCGCTACACAACACAATTAAGGCAGGAAGAATTGCCAAGAAGCCCGTTGATTGGTCGCGCCATCTAAAGCAGTTGTGTGGTAGCGCACAACTTCGTAGTGATGAAGGTAACGAATTGTTTGAGTTGGTCAAGAGATACGACATCCGTCATGGTGTAGATAAGTGGCATGAGGTCATAGGTAACACGAAGGCTTAACGTGTGACGTTGGTTACATATGACGTGGGTCACATATGTTCCACGTGGAACACTTGGGGGCGTGTGGTACGCTGGTCATACGGACACAACAGGAAGAGGCTACAAATGGCTGTATCTACACTAACGGTATCCATCTTGCCTAAACAACAGGTTCAGATTACGTCATTGGTTACGTCACGCTCTATGCCATTAGGTGTGTACGACACAGACATAGACGAGTGGATTAAGGCGCACGAACTAGATGACCTGACGTATGACAGCGCAGACCAACTCATCCAGTACCTTACGATGTTGCCAGTAAGTAGGACGACTTCGCAAGCGCACCTACCAATGAGTAGCACGAGCATTTTGGTAAATACCAAGAAAGGTAAGTGCGTCTTGTGTAATGAAGACGTACTCGCTGGTCTCGGCTTATACGTATTTAACGCTGGTGGATGGGATACGTTCCATACGAGTGCTGACTGTCCACAGGTACATGAGTTACCCCTGATAAATTGGAACTGCGTAGCACTAATGGAAAGCCTAGAGATGTTTATTGTCGGGCTACCTCGCACTCCGAAGGTCATTGAGGTGTGTGAAGAACTACTAGCACTCTCTACGGCGCATACCGCCAGCCTACCGTTTGACTTAGCCTTACCGCTAATGGAGTTTCAGAAGGCAGGCGTATCGTATGCGCTAAAGGCTCGGCGCACGCTGTTGTGTGATGCGATGGGCTTGGGCAAGTCGTGTCAGGCTATTGCTGTGGCGATAGACGTAAAACTACATGGTGGTAGAACTGTCATCGTGTGCCCATCGCACTTACGCTTACAATGGCTAAAAGAGATTAAGCGGTTTGCGCCATCATTAAAGACCGTGACAGTCACAGGGCGCAAGCCATATGGCATTGGCAAGTCAGACGTACTAGTTATTAGCGATAGCGTAATCAACTATTGGGCATTAGCACTTAAAGACAAGTTCACAGCGTTGATAGTAGACGAGGCGCACTCCATTAAGAACGAGAAAGCAGGGCGCACAAAGGGCGTGAGGTATCTTGCCCAAAGCATCCCAACTGACGGAATAATCATGTTGATGTCAGGCACACTTACTCCAAATCGTCCGTCAGAATTACTATCGCCACTATCCATTATTGGAAGGCTAAATAGTGTCTTTGGAAGTCGTAAGCAGTTCTTGTTGAGGTACTGCGATTACCGCATTGTAAACGGCTTCGTAAACAAGAACGGCGCAACGAACACTACCGAACTAAACACTAAACTACGTGGCACATGTATGGTACGGCGCAGGAAAGAAGATGTACTGTCCGACTTGCCACCAAAGCGCCGAGCGCAGATAGACGTAGAACTATCGGCAAGTGAGATGGCTACTTACCGCAAAGCAGAGGATGACTTCTTGCTATGGGTATTTAATAACTACGGTAAAGACGCATGGCAACGTGCGAGCAAGGCAGAGATTATTACACGCATGAATAAGTTGCGTGAGATATTGGGAATAGCAAAGATACGTAGCGTTGTAGAACACGTCAAGTCTCTGCTCTCAGAAGATGAGCAGGTAGTTGTATTCGCCTACCATCGCAAGGTCATAGAGGGTATCAAAGAAGCCCTAAAGGATTACGGAGTAGTTGTAGTCGCAGGTGGCTCTACGCCTGAGCAGAAGGAAGAGAGGGTTGAGAAGTTTATGAAGGGCGAGGCAAAGGTATTCATTGGGCAGTACCAAAGCGCAGGGAGTGGGCTAAACCTAACTTGTGCGAGCAACGTGGTACTCGCTGAGATGACTTACACACCAGCCGAAGGACAGCAGGCAGAGGACAGGTGTCATCGCATTGGACAGCCTTATCCCATCGTGGCGTGGTGGATAACCGCAGTAGATACGAAGAAGCCCACGATGGATATGAGGATGTGGGCACTACTTAATCAGAAGTCACAAGTGACGAGTGCCACAATGGATGGTTGGGCTGAGAACCTAAACGCTGACGCTGGCACAATGACCGCACAACTACTACAAGATATGCTTCAGGAGTACTAGATGTTCCACGTGGAACATATGCTACGCTGTGAACGTGGACAACAATAAGAGGGAGGAGGACAACATGACAGATTACAGGGTGAGCATTTGGGCATCCGTCAATGTCACGGCAGACAACGAAGAAGAAGCGTGTGGATTAGCGCACGACATGGTATTAAATCAGGATATCAAAATGCGTGATTATGAGTTTGACGCACAAGCAAGGGATTAACTTTAAGCGTATGGTACGCTTGGACATAACAACGACAAGGAGAACAACATGAGCAAAGAAACATTTAAGTGGCTAAACACCTACTGTAAAATAGGGTTCACAGATAAGCGTGGCACGTCATGGCATTATCGTAAGTCAGAACAAGGCGAAAAGCCTAACCATTACGCAGGCGCAATTCCAGTCGGTGATGTACTTAGCGACCTGTTTAACTGGAAAGCACAAGAAGCAGAAGTAGCGGTACAAGTAAATGGCACGTGGCTCTCACAGCCTGACCGCAAAGCCATCGTTCGTTCAGACAACGGTGCGGTACTCGGCATGTTTAAGGATAGTTACGCTATCCACCAGTATGAGGACTGGCTGATTAACAGTCTGTCACACCTCATTGACGATGACCTGAACATTGGCTCGGCTGGCTTACTTAAAAATGGCGCAGTAGCCTTTGTAAGCATTGAGATGCCCGAAAGCATTAAGGTACTGGACGGCTTTACCGTTCGCCCAATGCTTCTCGCTACTACCTCACACAACGGTAGTATTAGCACAACCTTTAAGAAGGTTGCTACTCGTGTTGAGTGTGACAACCTCCTAGCCTACGCTCTGCGTGAGGATGGTGAACAATTTAGGGCAAGGCACAGCAAGAACTCCACGATGAAGTTACAGTCTGTACGTGACGCATTGGGCTTCGTACATGCGATGACAGATGACATTGTGGCAGAGGTACTAAAGTACTCCAATGTCAAGGTTACAGACCGTGAGTGGGAAGCAATAGTACAAAGGTTAATGCCAATTAGCCTTAATCCCGATGTAGCAAAGCAGGCAGTATCTCGTGTAGAGAACAAGCAAGAGCGCATGCGTGAGATGTACAAGAACGACCCACGTGTTGCGCCGTTTGCGGGTACTGCGCTGGGAGTTCTACAAGCCTTTAACACGTACGCACAGCACGTAGTAGGTAAAGAAGAGAACAAGGTTGAGCGCAACATGTTTAACGCCATCACAGGCAAAGTGGAAGCCCAAGACCTAGCGGTGCTGAAGGTTATTGAGGAACTAGTTGGGGTATGACAGCACTAGTTAAATACGACACTTGGTACGACCACGCTTCTTGTAAGGACTATGACCATACGGTGTTCTTCCCTGAGATAAAGAGGGGGCATCCTAGAGGAACATCGGTCAAAGAAGCAAAAAACATATGCGCTAAGTGCCCTGTATCTCACGAGTGCTTTACTACCGCCTTCCAAAACAATGAAGAATACGGAATATGGGCTGGTGTGTTCTTTAACCGAACCGCTAAAACAAATAAGGCAAGGAACGAGGAGCGCATTAAAAAAGATTACATAAAGTTCCTTAAATGGAAAGTGCGATGAGTAAGAGGTGGACTGTACTAGATATTCAGTACCTAGCACCATCTCTACACATACTAGAGTGTGCGTATCTGCTGAACGTACTGTACGTGAGTACACTACCGCTAGACACATGGACACAACTAGAAGAGGGCTTAAAGCACTACGGAATAGAAGTAGAAGGGAAGAAGTATGTGGATGATATTAGTTAGAGGGTTTGGCTTAGCGTGTATGGCTGTGGCAATAGTTATGTACATACTGAACCGTTATGACGATTACTAAATGTTCCACGTGGAACATTGTTAGGCATGTGCTACGCTGTACACAGGACAACAACTAGGAGGATAAAATGTCAATAGACATTAGTGAGACAGAAGACATTAGTGAAGAAGTCTTTAAGACAAAGCAGATTACGGTTCGCCGTTACCGCATTGTAAAGGCATGGTCACTTGCTAAGTTACAAGCAAGGGTCAATAATGGCGCACGTTCAGGCTACAAACTCTCTCATTGGGGAGGGATGACAGCCTTTTCTAACTCGGCTACCCTCTACAAAGATGTAGAGATTACTGTTCTTGATACGGATGGGGTGTAATGATTACACGTTACGTACTCCATCTCGTCACAAAGAACTTGCCTAACGGACAACCACGCCGTATGACTTTAATCTACCTGAGTAGTGGTGGCAATAACGTACCAACTCCGCAGGGTGGTCAAACTCATCGTTTGACGAGCGTGTTAGAGGGCAAGCATTGTCCGACTACACCACCAGCAGACGCACACGCTTTTAGGATTACACCTACCTCATACAACGAGTGGTTGGCAAAGGCAGAAGCCCTACTCCCACGTACGTCATGGAGTGTACAAGAAGCATGAGTGAAACGAGTGTAGACATTGTTGCCGAAGGCAGGCTATTTGCCGAGACTGTGCGCACGAAGTACGTACCTACCCCAGCCGTACACGCCAGCATCGTTGATGTGTTGTGTGACGAAGTGGAACGGCTACAAGAGGAACGAGACATGTGGAAAGGAAAATATCAGTACATAGAGGTAGAACCATGAGCGATAAGCGCAAACCTATCGGAGCATACGTCACATACATAGACGTGTTTAACAATGACGAAGTGACAACCAACTACTTCTCGTTTGGGGAGTTTGATGAAGACACAGGGCTAGACAGTAATGGTACTGACGACTTGGATATCTACTACTACACAACGTACGAAGACCTAATGGAAGAGTGGCTTGACCCAGCCTCGCAGGCTATGGGTTCAGACAACGGAGAGATATTGGGGTTTGACTTAGCCTAACAATGTTCCACGTGGAACATGCTACGATATAAACAGGACAACAACAAGGAGGTAAGCATGAAAAACAAATACATCATCGCAACAAGGACATTTACGTATGACGTGGAGCAAATCCGCACAGAACTAAATGAGATGAACGACAGCGATGCTTCAGATGAGGACATTTGGGAGATGGTAAATGAGTGGGTATATGAGGACATGCGCTCGCCAGTATCACGCCACGACATGAAAATGACGGACGAAGATGGGGTGGAGATATAATGGACAACCACATTGTAGAGATATCTTCTGTGGATACATGGGAAGACACATATCGCCCCATTACTAACTTCTTAGACGATGACGCTTCATTTACTGGAACGATGTTTGAGACATACGGCGCAGAGCATGAAGTTGTTATGGTTGTTCGCAATACTAACAAAGTGTGGACACTCATAGGTGGTGATGGTGGCACGTATATCATTAACGGATACCATTGGATTAACCGTCTTGGCTACTTCATTACAGCAGTACCATACAAGGACGATACAGACTATACAGTTACAGTAGAGACCGACCAGTACGAAGGAGAAGCAAATGTCTAATAACAATGAAGAAGGGCAACTATTTGAGTGGCACGTGCCTGTGATGCTATCAGGTATGTATGACTTCCGTGTATACGCACCTACCGCAGAAGAGGCTAGGGATATGGTGGTGGATGGTGTAGTCACTATTGACTACGAACGGCTAGAGTTGTGGACAGGTTGGGATTACGGAGATGTAGACGTAAGCGATGTGTATACTGAGGATGTATTCCCCCAACCGACATACGAACAGTTAGAGTTACCATTTAGTGATTAGTACACGTACAACAGTTTTTATACGTTTCTTTGCCTGATAGGCTGTCATGCGCCTACCCCAGTAAGAGGCACACGAGGACTGAAAAGATATGCGATATATGAACTACTCAGGCAGGGGAATATGTGCCGATATCGTTTTGTGCGTGTACTAAACACTAAAGGAGAACAGTCATGAAAGTATTTATCTGTGGGGTTACAGGCAAGGTGCTATTCGCACAGAACATATGGCTCGTAGACACGGACGACCTACATACTGACAAAGAAGCACGAGAGATAGAAACATCGGCTCGGACAGGTGAGGTAGTAGATACCGACATATGTGAGTACGGCTGGCACGTGATGACACTACTAGATACTGCTGGCGGTAATGTTAGCGGTAATAACTCTCGTGGTGGCATTGGTAATGACAACTCATGTGTGAGTAACTACGCAGAAGAGTAGTCAATGTTCCACGTGGAACATTTACCCACGTGTGCTACGATGTAACTAGGACAACAATAGGAGGACAGCATGAGTGGTGAAAAAATAATAGTAATGACCAAAAAGTGCCCCATATGTGATGATATCGGGGAAGTCGTAATGCCAGCCGAAGATGCTGAGTATGGTGCGAACCTACGCTGGGCAGGCTCACTCATCCAAGAGTGCTACCCAACCTTGTCACCAGCCTTACGAGAGCAGGTCTTGACAGGAACACATCCTGAGTGTTGGAACGAGTTGCTTGGCATTACAGAGCAGACGCTATGGGCTGGCGTGTGTGACGCTGATAAAACAATGAGGGATGCCGAGAAAGCATTTAAGGATGCCGAGAAAGCATATGACGAAGCATACGACAAGTGGTGGGAAGAGAACTCGTAACTAACATGACACGAACTATGAAAGAACTATACAACACTCAGTCAGAGATAGTGGCAGACCTGACAGGTCTTATTGACTACTTAGATATTCACAGCACACTCTTTGACGAGGACAGTAAACAATGGGCAACAAGGTGTAAGAACTACATAGCAATAACACTTGCTACGTTTATAGACACAGTAAAAATAGACTAACGACAAAAGGGGCAAAGGTATGACACGGTTACTTATAGGGCATTACGCAAAGGAACTAGTAGGTAAGACCATAAAAGATGTACGCTCAGTTACCAAAGAGGAACTAGAACTACTTTGCTGGTACGAGGGTAGCGACCCTACTTGTGTCATTGAGTTCACAGATGGCGCATACGCAATAGTATCTGCTGACCCTGAGATGAACAACACAGGCTTCTTAGACATAGGAGAATACGCATGACAATAGAACCGAGCGACTGGACAACATCGGCAAAGGAACACCACTACATTATTGCCTACAACGCAAGCGAGGGCTACTGGTATCACGATGTAGATAGTGAGGAAGTAAAGTTCCCTACTGGAACTATCTACGACAACCTGACTGACGAGTGGGAGTACGCATACAAAGGTGACGGAGAATACGCCGACCACGAGGAAGGGCTATCAGCGATGATTACTAAAGTACTAAACCAACTAAACGGATAA